TCCAAGCAGTACAAGGAGGGCACCATGGGCCGCACGGGTGGCTTCGACTTCTACGAAAACACCCTGATCCCGACCCAAACGACCGGTACCGCGCTGTCGGCCACCACGTACACCGTCAACGGTGCCGTGACGACCAACGGTTCGACGACCGTGACCGTGGCGACCGGTGCGACGACCTTCAAGAAGGGTGACGTCATCACGTTCAGCGGCTGCAACCGCGTCCATCCGGAAACCAAGGCTGACACTGGTGCCCTGCAGCAGTTCGTTGTGACCGCTGACTACGCCGGCGGTGCTGGTAACCTGGCGATCAGCCCGGCTATCTACACCTCCACCGGCCAGCAGAACGTTCTCGCCACGGGTATCCCGAACGGCGCGACCGTGACCAAAGTCGGCGGTGCTTCGGCCGTGTACAAGCCTTCGCTGGTGTTCCACAAGGACGCCTTCGCCTTCGCAACTGCCGACCTGATCATGCCGAAGGGCGTGGACTTCTCGGCTCGCGAGGTCTACGACGGCATCTCCATGCGTATCGTCCGCGCGTACGACATCAACAACGACAACTTGCCTTGCCGTATTGATGTGCTGTACGGCTACAAGACGATCCGCGCCCAGTTGGCAGCACGTATCCTGTCCAACTAACCAACAGGGTGAGGGCTTCGGCCCTCATCTCCTTTGACTTTCTGGAGAACCTCATGGAAACCATCAACGAATATCCGAAGATCCTGTTTGGTGCTGGAGACGCTGAGCGCATCGTGGCTGACGCCGTAGGCGAAGATGCTGCCCGCGCCGAAGGCTTTGTCGCAGTCGACGAGTTCGCCACCGAAGACGCTGGTGCTACCGAGACTGCCGCCAAGAAAAAGGGCAAGTAAATCATGGCCATCACCACGTATGATCAGCTCCGGGCTTCCGTGGCCTCGTGGCTTCATCGTAGCGACCTGACGGACCAGATCAAGGACTTCATTACCCTGGCCGAGTCGCGGCTGAACCGTCTCCTGTCGCTCCGCGACGAGGAGGTGGAGACTTCGATGACTGCCGTGCCTGGATCCGCATACGTGGCGTTACCTGCTGATTATAGTGCGCCGGTGTCGATGTGGTTGGAGTCCTGGATTCCCCGCCGGACGCTCATCTTCAAGCCACCGGCCAAGCTGCCGTACATGCCGATCGCGACCTACCCGACCTATTGGACGGTGAAGGCCGATCAAATTCAGTTCGACCGACTGGCCCAAGAGGCCTACCCGCTGACTTTGCGGTATGCCCGCAAGTTCGCCCTGTCGGCTACGAACCAAACCAATTCGCTGCTCACTGACTACCCCGACGCGTACCTCTTCGGGGCACTTCTGGAGTCGGCTCCGTTCATCCGTGATGACGACCGTCTGGCTATGTGGCAGGAGCGTTTCGACCGTGCCGTGAACGAGATTCAGGTCCAGGAAGACAAGTCCAAGGGCATCGTGACCCTCGGGGTAGATCCTGGTGCTCAGTCGCGCTACGGTACTTTCAACATCTGGGAGGGCTAAACCATGGGTCTCGAAACTGGCACTTATGTCAATGACCTGAACACGGCCAACCCGACCAGCACGGACCCGAAGAGCCAGGGCGACGATCACCTTCGGCTCATCAAGGCAGTGTTGAAGAACACCTTTGCGGGTTTCCCTGGTCTGGTTGTAGCCACTGGTGTCGAAGCTCAAGGCGCTACGGTCAATGACTACACCGTCACGCTGAGCCCGGCGCCAGCTGCGTACACCGCCAACTTCTTCGTCGGGTTCAAAACCACGCACGCCAACACCGGCGCGGCCACTTTGCAAGTTGGTTCGCTGGGTACGAAGACCCTGGTTTCGGTCGACGGCCAGGCGTTGACTAGCGGTGACCTGAAGAACGGCTCACTGGCTATCGCGTGGTACGACGGTACTCAGTTCTACCTAGTCAGCGCCAATGACCGTTCGCACCGCGGCGGCGACACGTACGCCGGTACTCACGACTTCTCGTCGGTGACTGACATCCGCGTTCCCACCAAGGCGCAGGGTGACAACTCGACGCGCGTGGCAAGCACCGCTTACGTTGACCTGAGCACGGCCAACGAAGCGGCCACTCGCACGGCCAACGATAACGCCCTGCAGAGCAACTTCGCCCTGTACGCGCTATTGAACTCGCCTGCTTTCACCGGCGTGCCGACTGCGCCCACCGCAGCAACTGGTACTGCAACAACTCAGCTGGCCACGTGCGCGTTCGTGGTCACAACTGCGTTTAATGCAGTACTTCCGGGCCAAGCCGGTAATGCAGGTCGCTTTATCACAACTGATGGGACAAATGCAACCTGGGGGCGCGTAGCACCCGCTGTGCAATCACAGGCTTACTTTTTTGGACAACTTGGTTAAGGGGGCTTAAATGGCTTCAGGTAAACTTGGCGTAGCGGATCTCGTCGCTGCTACCGACACATTGCTCTACACTGTTCCTGCGAGTACGTTGGCAACTTGCAACGTCCGCTTCGCTAACAGGAATAATGTCGAGACGGAGATTCGTCTAGCAATCGGCACTGGTGCGAATCCAGCCGCCGCCGATTATCTTACATACGACCAGACCCTTCCAGCGAATGGTATTATCGAAGAGATGGGCATTGTTTGCTCGGCTGGTGAGAAGGTTTGGGCACGCGCAGTGCTTGCGAATGTCACTGTCCGGGTTCATGGCTATGAGGAGGCTGTATAATGGGACAGGTATCGAGTAACCTGCAAGTTGTGCAGGAGATTCAAGGGCAGTTGAGCACTACAGTACGCCCCGCAGGGTTCCTTGGAATCTTCGGGAAGGGGCTGTGGCGTGTAATCTCTGCTAGCGAGACTTTCGTTGCCCCTGCCGCGAAGTTGCGGGTAAGGGTACTTGGCGGCGGTGGTGGTGGGTGCAGTAACGGCGGCGGCGGCGGCGGCGGGGGTGGATACGCTCACGGAGTCTTTGATGTTACCCTTGGAGCTTCCTACACCGTTACAATTGGTGGCGGGGGCAGTGCTAGCATCCCTGGCGCAGCTGGCGGGACTACCTCTTTCGGAGCACTTATCTCTGCAACAGGTGGCGCCGGAGGAACCGCTGCGGCAGGTGCGGCTGGAGGTACAGGGACTGGTGGTGACTTTCGAGCTTCTGGCGGTGCTGCGGGTACGGGCACAGGAAGTGGCGGTGGGGGGGCTGGGAGCCAACTAGGTACTGGCGGGAGTACCACTGGCAGCGCCAGCGGCGGGGGTGGCTGTGGTGGAAGTAGTCTTGCAACTTCCGGAGGTGGTAGTGCCTTTAATAATGCTCGCAGTGCACTTGGCGCTGCAAACATTATAGGAGTCCCTACAGCTGCCGGAGCCTCAGGAGACAGTAATCCTATCAATGCTGTGCTTCGATTCCCCTTCGATGGGTTTGTTGGTGGTGGTGGTGGGTACGGATCTGCCGTTGCTGGTGGCGCTGGTGGAAGCGGGGCTGGTGGTGGTGGTGCTACCAGCGCGGCAGCTGGTGCTGGTGGGATTGGCGGTGGCGGTGGCGGTGGCAGCTCTGGCTATGGAGGAGCTGGCGGTCTAGGGGGCGGCGGCGGGGGCAGTACTAATACCTCCGCAGGTGCTGGTGGTGCAGGTCTTTGTATTGTGGAGTGGTAAGGAGATTATTATGAAAAAAGCTTGGGTTGAGGATGGTAAGATTCGTGATCTTTGCGAGGGTGATCCGCAGGAATTGTTTCACCCTGACATCGCTGGCTATTATGCTACTATTGTACCTGACTTCGTTGTTATTGGAGCTACTTGGAACGGTGCTCAGTGGGAAAATCCCCCTCCTGCTCCCCCTCCTGCCACCGCTTTGATCCCCCTCATCGGCCCGATCGCGTTCCAGATGCTCCTCCACGTTGAAGAATTGGTCGCCATCGAATCTGCGAAGGAGACTGACCCGGTCGTCAAGATCTTCTTCAAGCTGCTGGATGACCCGCGCACTGACCTCGTCGACCGCAATCTGAAGACGGTGCAGGATGGCTTGCGCTACCTCGAAGCCAAGGGTCTGCTCAGCGCTGGCCGTGCCCAGGAAATCCTGACCGGAGAGGTTACAAAGTGAAATCCTACGGCCGCCGGGTAGCAGTCGCCATCGACCAGCTGTTCAATGCCCTGTTCGGAGGCGACGAAGATGAAACGATTAGCAGCCGTGCTTACAAGGCACAGCTGGATGGGAAGCGGTGGGGATGTGTACTTTGCCGCATTTTGAACTGGCTTGACAAGAACCACTGCGAGAGCTCAGTCGAGTGGGATGAAGGAGAACAACAAAGTGGACCAAACACTCATTAACTGGATGCTCGCAGGGTTTGGCGGTTTGATCGGTTTCATGCTAAACATAGTGTGGCAGTCCGTGAAAGATCTTCAAAAAACAGACAAGGAACTGGCTGAAAAAGTCGGTGGCATTGAGATTTTGGTCGCCGGCGCCTACGTGCGCAAGGACGAATTTACCCAGAACGTCCAAGCATTGTTCACTAAGCTTGATCGTATTGAAGACAAGCTCGACAAAAAAGCGGATAAGTAAGGAGTCAGCATGCCTCTCGTGCGAGTACCTAATGCGGGTCTAGCTGGGGTCAATAAGGACCTCAGCCAGCACGAGCTTCCGATCAACGCTTGGTCGGATGCTCAGAACATCCGCTTCCTGGACGGGTACGCCTACCAGTTCTACGGGCACGGTGAGGTCTACAATGGCCCCGCGATCGTCCCGTATCACCTGATTCCGGCTGTTGTGGGTACTCAGCGCTACTGGCTGTATGCCGGCCTCGCCAAAGTTTACGCAGCCACGCTGTCGGGCGGCGTTGCCACTCACACCAACCTGACTCGCCAAAGCGCCGGCGTCGACGTTGACTACACCGGTGCCCCGAATGCTTGGACCAGCGCGCTTCTGGGCGGCATCCCCATCCTGAACCCGGGCAACACTGTTGACCCGCCTCAGATGTGGAATCTGAACATCGCCAACCGCCTGACCTCATTGACGAACTGGCCTGTCAACACCTACTGCAAGGCGTTGCGGTCCTACAAGAACTACCTCGTCGCCCTGGGCGTGACCAAGGCTGGCGTCAACTACCCGTTCATGGTCAAGTGGTCCCATCCGGCTGACCCGGGCGGTGTGCCCATCAGCTGGGACCCGACTGACTCGACCAAGGATGCCGGTGAATCTGACTTGGCCGAGGGCTATGACCCGATTGTCGATGGTCTGCAGCTGCGTGACTCCTTCATGATCTACAAGGAGGCCAGCATCTGGCGCATGGACTTCGTCGGCGGTCCGTACGTCTTCCGCTTCCAGAAGGTTCTCGACACTTCGGGTGCGTTGAATCGCAACTGCATCTGTGAAATTGGCGGCTTCCACTTCGTCCTGACCGGCTCGGACGTCATCGTGCATGATGGTCAGTCGGCAACAAGCGTGCTGGACAAGCAGGCACGCCGCTTCCTGTTCCAGAATATGGATGTGGACAACGTCAGCAAGGCCTTTGTGTTCAAGAACCCGTTTCTGAACGAGGTCTTCGTCTGCTACGCCTCCATCGGCAGCACCTGGCCTGATAAAGCCATGGCGTGGAACTACAAGGACAAGACGGTCAGCTTTCGCGACATCCCGAATCTGAACCACGCGAACTTCGGCCCAGTCGATAACGGCCTCTATGGCAACTGGGCGCAGGATTCGGCCCCGTGGAACTCCGATTTGACCGCCTGGAATGGCCCGGACTTTACTCCGTCCACAGCCCGGGTTATGATGGCAAGCAATAACCAAAAGCTGTACCTGCTTGACGCCTCGGCCAGCTTCGACGGGTCCATCCCGAATGCCTACTTGGAGCGTCGTGGCCTGTCGTTTGACCAGCCTGAGATGATGAAGCTGGTCAGGGGCATCCGCCCAAGGATTGTGGGCAACACCGGTGAATCTGTGAAGATCCGCATCGGTGGCCAGACCGATCCTTGGGCTGAACCCACATGGGGCCCGGTAATGACCCACGTCATTGGCAGCACCGTCGCCAACGATTGCTTCGTCTCCGGGCGTTACATCGCAATTCGGTTTGAGACCGGCACCGCCTACCAATGGCGCCTCGACAGCTACGACGTGGATGTTGAAGCATCAGGTATGTGGTAAGGAGAAGAAGATGAACTTTGAGGACATGAAGGTAGGCGACAAGATCAAGCTCCCTCCCGGCAAGTGGGGCGACGAGCAGCGCGTCATCTACGACAAGGCCAACCAGTTTGCTGCTGAGCATCCTGGCGTGCAGTTCGAGACCGAAGGCCATGAAGGTTCCAACTTCGAGGCCGGTCAATACTGGTTGGTGCGTACGAAATGAGGACTCCGAATCTCGGCACGGCGTCCTACGCGCCAGGCATCGTCCCCGACAAGCCGGAGGATCTTCAGCGCTTCTTGCAAGATGAGTTGACGAAACTCTCGGCCGTCGTGCAGGCGCTTGCCTTGGGCCAGCTGGACAAGACGTACGTTGCCCCATTAAAGCCGCGTGAGGGCATGATTCGCCTGGCTGACGGAACCCAGTGGAACCCTGGCTCAGGCCAAGGCGTCTACTGCTACTACAACGGAGCGTGGAGGCTTCTCGGATGATCAACACTTATCGTCGCATCTCGGTGCAAGGTATTCGAGCTGAGGACGCCCACAACTGGTGGCCCAAAGTCGCCAAGTGGTGCGAGCAAGCTCTGGAGCATGGTGGTAATCTGCTGACCCTTGATGACGTCAAGGAAGCTGTCACAAACCGCGACATGCAACTCTGGATCATCATGGATTGGCGCGAAGTGACAGCTGTCTGCGTCACTGAAATTCGGAATTGGCCGCGCACCAAAGTGCTGACGGCCATCATCGTCGGTGGTCAACACATGGATCGTTGGGTGGTGCCACTCGATGATGTGCTGGTGAAGTTCGCCAAGGATCAAGGCTGTCGCGTGCTGGACGCCCATGGTCGCCGTGGATGGACCAAGGTGCTCAACTCGTTGGGTTGGAAAGATATGACAGTGACTTACGCAAAGGAGATTCGAAATGGGTAAAGATGGCGGCGGAGGCGGTACGACTACCGTCCAAAAGGCGGATCCTTGGTCTGGTGTTCAACCTTACCTGATCGGCGGTTCCTATACTGATCCCAAGACCGGTCGAGCCACGTCTACCGCCGGTATTTATCCCGAGGCCCAGCGTCTGTACTCGAGCCAGAACTGGACTCCGGGCGTGCAGAGCTTGACCGATCAGCAGGGCCAGAATGTTGCTGGTCGTGCTGGCCAAGTGCAGCAGGCCTACGACGTGGGCAACTACACGCTCGGTGGTGGTTTCGATCCCAACATCCAGCGTGTGGGGAATGTCAGTACCACGCTGTCGGCTGCTGCAAACCCCGTCAACAGCGCGGGCATCACAACGTCGGCCGGTGTCAATCCGGTTTCCAACATCCAGGGCGTTGGTAACATCTACGCCCAGGCTGTAAACCCGACACAAGCATTCGGTTCCATGGGGGGTGCCAACCCGGCCTCGTCGATCCAGCAGATGCTGACTGGTCAGGCCAACACCTCGACGCTGGACCCGGTGGTCAACAGCGCGCTGACCCGTATGTCGCAGAACTTCATTGCGCAAGTCATGCCTGGCCTGCGCAATGAAGCTGTGGCAGCTGGTCAATATGGCAGCAGCCGCCAAGGTATCGCCGAAGGTCTGGCGACGCGCGGTCTTGCCCAATCGATGGGTGACATGTCGGCCAACATGTACAACAACGCCTACACCACGGCACAGCAGAACATGTACGGCACCGCTAACAACATGGCGGGGCTCGGCTTGAACAACGCCCAGTCCAATGCTAATCGTAGCTTGGTTGCCGACACGACCAACGCGGCGAACCAGCTGAATACTCGGCAATTCAACGCCAACCTCGGTCTGCAGAACAACGCGCAGACGTTGCAAAACAACCAGTTCAACGCGGGTCAAATTAACTCGGGGAATCAGTTCAATGCAAATCTGGCGTTGCAGAATAATGCCCAAGCGTTGCAGAACAACCAGTTCAATGCGAGCCAGACGAATGCGGGCAACCAGTTCAACGCGAACCTCGGCCTGCAGAACAACACGCAGGCCATGCAGCTGGCTCAGCAGCAACTGGCGAATCGCGCTCAAGGTCTCAACCTGCTGGGTCAAGGTAACCAGCTGCAGGATCAGAACTACGCCCAACAGATGAGCCTGCTCGATGCGCCGAACCAGTACAACTGGAACAACCTGAACAAGTACGCGTCCATCGTGACCCCAGGTGCAGGTATCGGCGGTACGTCGACGTCCAACCAGCAGGCTAGCACCAATCCATTCGCCAGTGCTCTGGGCGGTGCTCTGGGCGGAATGACGCTCGCCAGTGCGTTGCCTGCTGCGTGGGGCGTTGGAAGCGGGATGGGCGCTCTCGGCGGTGCTGCTCTGGCTCTGCTGTCCGATCGCCGCTTCAAGACCGACATCGAGCGCGTCGGCACGCTGGACAACGGTCTAGGCGTCTACCGCTACCGCTACAAGTCCGGTGGCCCGATGCAGATCGGTGTCATGGCGGACGAGGTCAAGGCCGTTAACCCGGGTGCCGTCATCAACGTCGACGGTGTGGATTACGTGAATTACGGAGGTATCTAACATGGCTGACTTCTTCCAAGGTCTGCTCGGCAGCGGTGCGGGTGCCGGCGGTTTTAACTTCAATGACCCGCGCACTCTTGGCCTGCTTGGCGCTGCCGCAAGTCTGCTTGAAGCAGGCGGTGCCTCCGCCCGCCCCGTGAACATGGCCGAAGCTCTTGGCCGTGGTCTGAAGGGCGGTCTCAGTGGCTACCAGCTCGGCCAGCAGCTCTCCATGGAGAAGACGAAGAACGACCAGGCGGCCTTGCAGCTGAAGAAGCAACAGCAGCTGCAAGACATGATCATGGGTCGTCTCGGCCTGGCTTCGCCTGGCGCTGATGGTTTGGCCGGTCAGCAGGCAACTCAGGCTTTGACCGAAGGTGCTGCGCAAGGCGATGTTGGTCCCACCGTCGGCAACGCCCAGCGCCTGAGCCAGATCCGAGCTCAGGCGCCTGCTCAACAAGCTCCACGCAACGGCCAATTCCCGTTCTCGATGAACGACCTGGTCGCGCTGAAGACCATGGGCGGTCCTGACCTGCTTGACATGTTCAAGTACGCGAATGACGGCGCCAAGAAGGAAGGTGGTGCCTACTACACCAACCCGATGACTGGTCAGACCACCTACATGCCGAAGCTGCCTGAAGGTTCGACTATAACTCAGGACGGCCGCGTCATGGGCTTGCCTGGTGCTGCTCAGACCAACGCTGCCTACAAGGGCGCTGAAGCTGGTGCCACTGAGGGCGCCAAGGCTCAATACGACTTCATCGACGTCTTCGACCCCACCACCAAGCAGATGGTTAAGGTGCCGAAGGCGACGCTGGCACAAGGTGGTGGCCGCGTAAACTTCGGTGGTCCTGCCGGCCTTGCCGTGTCGCAGCAAAATCCATCCAATGCACTGTACGATAATGAGAACGCCAAGGCCTCAGCTACTCAGTACCAGCAGCTACAGTCGGCTGGCATGAAGGCGCCTGGTCAGATCGCGAAGTATAAGCAGCTTGACACCCTGTTGGCCAACCACGATGGTGGTAAGCTCTCCCCGCTTGGCATGGACATTGCTCAGCTGGGCAACAGCCTGGGCCTGAAGATCGACAAGAACCTGTCAAACAAGGAGGCCGCAGCTGCTCTGACCAACGAACTGGCCCTAGCGCTGCGCGACCCGTCAAACGGCGGTGGTATGCCTGGCGCCATGTCTGACGCCGACCGCCAGTTCCTGTTGAGTTCGGTGCCGAACATGTCTCAGTCGACTGATGGTCGTCGCCAGATGGTTCAGATGGTGACCTCGATCCAACAGCGGAACGTCGACGTCGCGACCATGGCGCGCAAGTGGCAACAGCGCTACGGTCGTCTGGATGCAGCCAACCCGGCTACTGGCAAGAGTTTCCAGGACAACCTGCAGGAATGGGCGTCGCGCAATCCGCTGTTCGCCCAGTAAGGAGGCCGCATGAACCTGTTTGACTTTGCACGATCCGAGGCTGAGAAGCAGGGCATTGACCCTGCCCTCGTCCTCAGCGTGCTGCAGGCCGAATCGAGCGGACGGGCGAACGCCGTGTCGCCCAAAGGTGCGGTTGGTCCGATGCAGCTGATGCCAGCCACGGCGCGGGACCTGGGCGTGAACATCAATGACCCGCTCGACAACATCCGAGGCGGCGTACGCTACCTGGCTCAGCAGCTGAAGTCGTTCGGCGACCCGTCACTTGCCTTGGCCGCCTACAACGCAGGTCCTGGAAACGTGCGCAAGTACGGCGGCGTGCCTCCGTTCACTGAAACGCAAAACTATGTGGGGAAAATTATGGGACAGCAAGCTCCTCAAGACGACTCCGACATCTTCGGCAACTCGTCTTCCAAAGCTAGCCGCAACGCACAAGACGACTCGGACATTTTCTCCGACGTAGCCAAAGCCAAACCGGCTGCTAAGCCGGCCGCGGCCCAAGCGCAGCCGCAAGCTCCTCAAGGCCTCATTGACAAACTGAAGAACTCGCCTGTCGGCGGGCTGATTCGCGGCATGCGTGATCCCGTTGACGCCGGTGCGCAACTGTTGACCCGAGGTCTGGAAGCGATTGCTCCGGCCGGCTCGGGCTTTGAGCAATGGATCCAAAATGAACGCAAGAAAGTCGAGGGAATCAACAACGAAGCTGAGCGTGACTACCAACAGAACTGGCGCCAAGGCCAGATGCAGGGCATCGACACCGGCCGCATCGCCGGCAACGTCGCAGCCACTCTGCCTTTGGCCGGTGTCGGTGGTCTGGCTCCCACCACGCTGGGTGGCGCCATGCGACTCGGTGCCGTGAGCGGTGCCCTCCAACCTGTGAACACGACCGGCCCTGACGACACGTTCTGGAGCGAGAAGGCTGGTCAGACTGCCTTGGGCACCGCGTTCGGCGCTGGTGGCTACGGCGTCGGCAAGGTGGCCAGCAAGGTCCTCAAACCCACGGCGTCGACAATGTCAGCTGGTCAGCAGGCTGGCGCCGATGCTGCTGAACGTTTGGGCATCCGACTCACTCCTGGTCAGCAGACTGGCAGCATGGGCATGCAGCAGGTCGAGGCTGTGCTGGCACGGACACCCGGCGCGTCTGGTCCCATGCAAGCCTTCCAGCAAGCGAACCAAGCCGCTCTGAACCGCGCTGGCGCCTCCGCCATCGGCGAGACCAGCGACATCCTCAGCGAGTCGGTGCTGGCTCAGGCTCGTCAACGCCTGGGCGGTGACTTCAAGAACCTCTCAGCCGGCGCCAAGGTAGCTCTGGGCGATGACTTCCTGAACTCGCTGGGCAAGATCGATTCGATGAACCGTGGACTTGGTTCGTTTGCCAGCACCCAGATCGACGACCTCGTCAACAAGGGCCTGGACCTCGCCGCCAAGGGCAACCTCGACGGCAAGGCCTACCAGACGTTGCGCTCGCGCCTGACTGATCGTGCTGGCGATGCCTTCCGTGGTGGCAACTCGGAGATGGGGCAGGCGCTCAAGACGTTGCGCGACGGTCTGGATGACGCAGCGCGTGCTGGCATGGACGACGCCACCAAGGCAGCTTGGGACACCGTTCGTCGCCAATACGCCAACCTGAAGGTCCTGACCAAGGGCAACGTCGTGCAGGCCGGCAACATCAATCCGAACCAGGTCGGCACAGCCCTCCGCCAGTACAGCGGTGACCTGTACAAAACCGGTGGCCTGCAAGGTCCGCTGATGGACGTTGCGCGTGTTGGCGAAGCGTTCAAGCAGGTCGTCCCCAACAGCGGTACTGCTGAGCGCTCGGCCATTCACAACATGATCTTTGGCAACCCGTTGACTGGCCTGCCCGCAGTCGGTGGCGCCAACGTCATGCAGCGGATGATGTTCTCGCCGCTGGGTCAGCGTTACCTGACACAAGGTCTGCTGCCCATGACGCCGAATCTGGCTCCCGCAGGTGGTCTGCTGGGTGGCCCGATGGTTGGCCAATATCAACGCTAAGGAGAGAAGATGAGCAACTTCGACCGCGCCTT